TAACAGTACAAGGAAATCTAACGGTTACTGGTACTACGACTGGAATAGATACGGATTTTTACAAAACTGAAACTGTTACAGCGGATAGAACATTAGATTCCACTACTCATTATCGTGCTGGGAAGAATACAACTATTAATAACGGAGTAACTTTAACAGTTCCTTCAGACAGTCTGCTAGAAGTATACCATGATTACGTAGCAGCGAAAGCCTTATAAGGGGAAAACAATGGCATTAAAACTAAACAGCGCATCAGGGTCAATTACAATTTCTGCTGAAGATGGAAGTGGTAATGCTGATGTAACTTTTCCGAGAGCAGGATATATTGAGTCGTCTGCAATTGGCTCGACCGTACAAGCGTATGATGCAGATACTACAAAGAATGATGTAGCCAATACTTTTACCGCAGACCAGACAATCAGTGCGGAACTCATAGCAGATAGCTACAACGAAAGCTATAATGCAGTAACTTCCTCAAGTAACGCTGCTACTGTGGACTGTGAAACAGGCAATGTTTTTAGTCACACACTTACGGAGAATACTACTTTTACTTTTAGTAATCCTCCTGCTTCTGGCACTGCCTATGCTTTCTCTTTGAGAATAATTCAAGATGCTTCTGCGTCTGGATATACAGTTACTTGGCCTGCTTCAGTTGATTGGCCTTCTGCAATTGCACCTACTCTAACGGCAACAGCAGATGCCGTAGACTGGTTTGTATTTAGTACAGTTGACGGCGGGACTACTTGGTATGGATTTACTTCAGGACAGGCACTAGGATAATGAGTAATTTTACTAAATTAATGGCTCAAGCCGCCGCTGGCGTCGGTGGTGGTTTCTACGACTATGAAATAAATTATTCGGTGCACTTTGAGCCGTTATCTTCTACATACGCACGGCTTGATAGAACAATAGGCTCTGGTAGTAACACCACTTGGTCTTGGTCTATGTGGGTAAAACCCCCTGTTGTTGTCCCTTCTTCGGGATATGCCAACGTTGGGCAGTTGGGTGTTAATGGTAGCACTACTGATACCGCAATGCGCATGGGAAACAGCCAAAATGGAGCCGGTGGTTATGTTTTATGGCCTTACGGGTACAACAACGGGTATATGGGAGAGGATCAAACATACGCTCAATTTCGTGACCCGTCTGCTTGGTATCATATTCTATGGGTAGTAGATACCACAGAAGCCTTAGAAACGAACAGATGTAAAATTTATATAAATGGTGTTCAAACACCATTGTACGAGTTTAATAGCCGTTCTTGGCCTTCGAACGGCAACACCGGCTTTGGCACATCTGGTAACAATATGTATATAACCAGATATGGTTATGTGGCAGAAGTTATCTTGTTAGATGGGACGGCTACGACACCGACATCATTTGGGGAATTTAAAAACGGCGTGTGGGTTCCTATAGACCCTGCGGCTCAAAGCTACAGCTATGGCACTAACGGTTTCTGGCTAGACTTTGCAGACTCCTCTAATTTGGGTAATGACGTAAGTGGAAATGGCAATCACTTTACCGCTTCAAATATGTCAAGCACCAATCAAAAAATTGATACGCCTACGAATAACTTCCCTACATGGAGCCCATTGCTTAAAGGTATTTCGCAGACAGGAGCCTCAACTTATGACGGAAACATGGTAGGAAATATCACAGGCGCTTCAGGGAACGGCTACTGGCCTACATTTTCTACAATGACTTTACCTAAAAATGGCAAAGTATATTTTGAAATATGTCTGGAGTCGGTTTATAACGGCGCAATTGTTACGGGGATTATGTCCAAAGAAGACGCAGAAAAATATGCGGCGGGGACGAAATCTCCAACTTTGGGTAATTTGGGATATTGGTCAATTCACAATGGCAATGCATATGCTTGGGGAGGGGACGGGCAGCCAGACTACTTAACTTTAGGGTTAGTTCCTGACGCTGGTATTTCAGGGGGAGTAGTTGGGTTTGCTATTGACTTGGATTCGGGTAAAGGATGGATTAGGGTCAATGGAACATGGATACTTAGCGGTGACCCTGCTAACGGAACCAACCCAATAGGCAGTGACATACATACTGGAAATGGTGCTTCAGCAAGTGGTGAATATGTAATATTTTCTTCAGGCTACATATCACTAAATGCTTATACTAGAAGTATTCTTAATTGTGGGCAGGACAGCAGATTTTCTGGGCGTAAAACAGCAGGAAACTATTCAGATCAAAATGGCATAGGAGATTTTCTGTATTCAGTACCATCAGGCTTCTTAGCACTCTGCACAGCAAACCTTCCAGAACCCACCATAGGGCCGAATAGTGCTACAACGTCTGATGAGAATTTTGATACTATACTTTTCAACAAAAGTACCGCACCTGCTTCAATTACTGGACTAGAGTTTCAGCCCGATATTGTTTGGACAAAAAATATCGCTAATGCTTACCACAGTATTTTATTTGATGCTGTAAGGGGTGCGTCTAGCGGAGGAATATATCCTTCAGGTAGTGAGTATGAAGATTATTTTGCTGTAAACTCAGATTTAGTTTCTTTCGATACAAATGGTTTTACTATCGGTTCTACTAGTTCGACAAATGTTCAACTTGGAAGCAATGTCGGATGGACTTGGAAGGTTAATGGCTCTGGCTCATCTAATTCAGACGGCTCTATAACATCTACTGTGTCTGCAAACACTGATTCAGGTGTTAGTATTGTTACTTATGCAGGTACTAGTGCTAACGCTACAATCGGTCATGGATTGGGAGTAGCTCCCAAAATGGTTATCTGTAAAAACAGAGATGTTACTACTTCATGGCCTGTTTATCACTCAGGTTTGTCTAGTGCGGCTTATGCAATGTATTTTGATATAACAAATGCACAGGGAAGTTTTCCGACTTTATGGAATAGCACAGCGCCTACATCATCAGTTTTTAATGTAGGAACTGGAGGCAATCAATCTAATGGTGGTGGATATAATTATGTAGCCTACTGCTTTGCTGAAGTAGAAGGTTTTAGTTCCTTCGGAAGCTACACCGGGAATGGCTCTACTGACGGCCCCTTTATTTACACAGGCTTTAGACCTGCTTTTGTTATTATAAGAGAAACTGGAAATACAAATAACTGGATGCTTTTTGATGACAAGCGTCTTGGTTACAACGTAGATAACAAGTACATGCTTATTGAAACTCCCGCTTCTGAAGGGGCGGGTGGATTTATTGATATTCTATCTAACGGATTTAAGTGCAGAAACACGCAAGTAACAACAAATAGAAGCAGTGGAAACTACATATACATGGCATTCGCAGAAAATCCATTTAAATATGCAAATGCAAGATAATCGGAGAAAAAACGATGAGATATTATGATATAACAAACTCACAAATCAAAAGTGAGAGGCAGATACGAAAAGAAAATCCGAATACGAGTTTTACTCTTCCGTTATCTGCTGCCGCATTAGCGGGATTAAACATGGCAATTCTAAAGGAGGATGCACGTCCTTCCTATGATGCTGACACTCAGACTATCATTGAAGGTGCTATTGAAGAGCGTTCAGGCTCTTACTACCAGACCTACAGCGTCATTGACCGTAGTGCTGAAGCCATCGAAAATGACCTGAACAACAAAAAGTCACAGGTTCGCGCACAGCGTGACGCAAAACTTGCTGAAAGTGACTGGGCAATTTTACCGGACAGTCCTTTATCAGCAGAAGATAAAACAATTTATCAGAATTATCGTACTGCGCTGAGAGATGTTCCTGCACAGGCTGGGTTCCCAGAGAATGCGCTGCCAGAAGGTCCGAACGAATCACCTTATGCTTCTTGGACTTATAACTCTACAGATTTTGTGTGGGAAGCTCCTCTTCCAAAACCTGAAGGTGCAGTATCTTGGAATGAAGAAGCGTACCAGGAAGACAATACTACAGGCTGGTTCTAATGGGAAAATCTCGAGATCTTGCAGATTCTGCAAATATAATTAATTACTTAGATAATTTAACTTCCGCGATTGAAGACTTAGATGGTGCTGGTATTACTTCAAATGCAGTTACTGTAAGCTCGAATACTTCGCTTGATGCAAACTCACTAAATAAAGCTTCAACGCTAACAATAAATGATGGAGTCTCAGTAACTATACCGTCAGACTCAAGAATTGAGTTAACAGCATACTCAAAGATTAGGAGATTTCCATAATGGCTTCTATAGTTTTTACTACCGCAAGCGGTACAACAACTGTTACAGCGGAAGATGGGTCAGGAGCTGCTTCTGTTAGTATTCCTCGTGCAGGTATACAGGCGTATGATGCTGATACTACAAAAAATGATGTAGCAAACACATTTACCGCAAATCAAACTTTTGATAATGGTATTATCGAAGAATACACTGCAGTTACAAGTTCAAGTAATGCTACTACCTGTAATTTGAATGATGGAAATAATTTTTCACATACTCTTACGGAGAACACTACTTTTACTTTTAGTAATCCTGCAGCTTCTGGAAAAGTATCAAGTTTTACACTTAAAATTGTACAGGATGCAAGTGCATCTGGGTATACAGTTACTTGGCCTGCGGCAGTTGATTGGGCTGCGGCTACTGCACCTACACTGACAGCAACAGCGGATGCTGTAGACTATTTTGTATTTATAACACATGATGGTGGTACAACCTGGTATGGATTTACTGCCGGCAAAGCAATGGGATAAAAAATGAGTGCAAGTAAAAATTTAATACAAGCCGCTGCTGGCGTCGGTGGTAGCTTCTACCCGTATACGGTTGATTACTCTGCTCGTTTTAATCAGGCCGACAGTTCTTACATGACATGGACACCATCCGGGGCAGGTGACTCCACACAGACGTTTAGCTTTAGTTTTTGGTTCAAGCGGTCAGATTTAGGTGACAGACAATTTCTGTTCTCGTGGAGAACGACAAGTAGCGACCAAGTTAAC